AATTGGAGTGTCATCTCCCTTGACCCGCATTCCCTTAGTCTTGAGACCCCCAGGAAGGTTCGATAAAGTGCCAGCATCAACAAGCTGCCTAATAATAGAAGTACCAGACTTAGCAAAAGCACCAATAAGATGGATAAGGCCAAAGGCATAGAAGCCAAAGCCTGGTATGTATGGGTAGTGAACAAAGTGGTTCCTCTTTTGGCACGTTTCATCTTCAGGATGCCAATTCCTTCTGATAGCTAAAATCTCTTGAGAAGTTTTTTCAATAGTTACAATGTATGGAAGACCTATGCCAGTCTCTTTACCCTTATCGTCTATATCTTCATAGCCAGGCAAGTCTAGATATACCTGCATCTCCAGCAGTTTGTACCTATCGTCAGACGTAGCACGGAATCCCATGCGTTCGGCTATCTTTTTCTCTACATCGTCCAACGTATTCTGCGGTTCTGGCAGGTCAATGTCTTTATAGAAGCCAGCAACCATCAAGCGGCGCAACTCATTCTTGGTTTTACGCATGACATGGGTCATACGGTTTGCTGTTTCTAGGTTAGAAGCGCCATAAGGAACTACTACATCTTCTGCTGGGACAAATACAGCCACCTGTCTATTCAGACTGGGGTCAAAGTAGACTTTCTTAAACGCATTACCTGATAAACCTAGACCCCATGCCATACGTTCGTGTTCTGGACGGTACTCAACCATGACTTCGGTGAGTTGATAGTTCATATCGTCTTGCACACGTTCAGCAGATTCCTTCTTTTGAGGTGTTTCCTTACCAATAATCTTAGTTTTAACTGGCCCCGCAGCTGGGAATGTCTCCATAATCGTTTCGGCTTGGAATTTGACAAGAGCCTCAGATAGCAGCGGATGATAAACGCCACATGCACCTTCCCATGGTTCTGATCGTTCTTCAATTTTCATCCCCAGTAGTTCTAAGCCGTCCACATACGTTTGCATCCAGTCCTTGCGGGCGTCAATATCGTCATCAAAGTCAGACAACAAGTCACCAGCCAGCTCTTGAAGCTCGTTATCTTCCATTAACTCCGCTAGGTTGGCGTCAAAATCGTCTGTTTCATCCTTGCCCGGCTCGATATCAATTTCTATATCACCTATTCCTATAGATACGGACTCAGGATCTTCGATCTCAATCTCAATCCCATCCATATCCTCCATAGAATCTAGTCCCTGTGGGGCCTGATAGAGAGCTTTGTCAAAATTTGTCGCCATGTTAGTCCTTAGTAGTAAACGCGCTTACGACGGAATTCGATAGGATCGTCTTCTTCGTCAGAATTAAGCCGCAAAAATCCGCCCTGCCGAAATCGCATTAATGCTTGTACGGAACTATCCACCAAGTCATCGTGTTCTGCGTTCGGAAACCTTGCCATCTCCTCGATAACCTCGTCTGCCCAACGGGTTTCGGGTGCCCACACTTTACCGGATGAAAATAAGTCAGTCACGCTGTTCAAACGCACGAACTTATCGTTGCCACGGGTAGGTGTGTAGTCCTGAACGTACACTCCCATCCGTCTCAATTCAAATATCAACGGCGCGCCAGCAGCTTTAGCCTCAATAATGCAGGAGTCTGGTTCCCATTCATCGTACATTTCCTTGGCCTTAGCCTTTAGCTCTGGAAACTCCAGCTTATCCTTCCACGCATCGAGCAAAATGATGTTTACATCCTTCTCATTCTCGTCTTTGTGGAACACACCCCATGTTGTACACGCAGAATAGTCAGCCCGTTGACTCTTTGTGAACGCTGTATCCCAACTTTGGATGATAAATTCACACGGCGGCGCTCTATCTCCATCCCAACGTTTCCACCATTCACGTTTTACTAGCGCACCTTCTTCGCCCGTAGGCTTTTGTTGGTACTGAGCGTTCCATTTGTATACCGGAAGTTCTTCTTTTAACGCTTCCAGTTCCTCTAGAGGCCAGAATTCAGGCCACAGGCTATTTCCAGATGGAAGAATTGCCGGTAGTTCTATAATTTCCCAGTCTGTTGCGTCACTTTTTAACACCTTTCCCGTTAGATCTTTGTCCGACCAACGGGTCATTACAATAATAATGGCACCACCTGGTTGCAAACGCTGACGCGGGCCAGAGGTGTACCACTCGTAGACATTATCAAAGACGCCCGGATCACCTTGAGCCAGCTTGGCTTCTTGTTCAGAGTGAGGATCGTCGATTATTAGTAGGTCAGCACCCTTACCAGTAACAGTACCGCCAACACCGATAGCGAAATAATCCCCACCGTGGCTAGTTGCCCAACGTCCCGCCGCCTTGGAATCCGCACGCAGACCGACGCCTGGGAAGATCTTTGCGTATTGGTCACTATCAACTAAGTTCCTAACCTTCCTACCAAACCCCACAGCCAGTTCAGCCGTGTTAGATGTCTGGATAACCTTCTTGTCTGGATACTTCCCCAAGAACCAACTCGGCAATAAGTAACTAGCAAACTCCGACTTCGTATGACGAGGTGGCATGTTGATGATCAGCCTCTTCAACTTCCCAGCAGCTATCTCCTCAAACTTCTTAGCCATAAGAGCATGATGTCTGCCGTGAATAAACCCAGGCCACATTTCATGTACGAACGCCATAAACGACTTCTGAGCTTTCTCCCGCGTGACAGCATCCTTATACTGGCTTACCTGCTCCAGTAATTTCTCCTGCTCGTTCGCCGGCAGCTTGCTTATCAGTTCACTTAAGTCCACGGACTATTAGCCTCTGCTCGTAATCTAGCTATCGACAAGGACTCTTGCCTGATAGTCTTATCTAATCGGTTCTGTATTTTTGATAGCGTAGGATAAATACTGACAGGACGGTAATATTTTCTATGACCATGCTGATCTTTATACACGGTGTAAAGAAGCCTAAACGCCTCTAGTAATAACTGTTCGTCTTTAGTCATATGCTCAAATTCCTCTATTTTTGGGCATTACTCCAACGTCCTGAAGTTTATATATACAGGTCTTACACTTCTTCCCGCGCCTTTAACCTTTTTCAGCACGCCAATTTTCACAAGCCGGTTAATAATGTCAGACGTATTTCCCATACCAGCTTTTCCTCTAACATTACATATATCCCGTATAGACGGCCCAAACCCATACTTCTTCCACCACTCATCTATACACAAGAAAACTTCCTTCTGCGCCGGCGTCATATCCTTCTCCACACACTCTTGAAACGACATCACTTTTCGCTTTGCCGTCATCTCCCTGTTTATAAGTAATAGCGTCATAATGTTGTCAATGTTTTACTGCACATTTGCGCAGTAATCGTTTGATAACTATTTGAATTCCTAAAAATATATACCCCCACCCTATTCTCCTTTATCCGAACAAGGGGGTAGCTTCCCATACAACGCTATAAACGCATCATCGTCAGAAATTATATCCCCCTCCGCATTGTCAATTTGAGAAGATGACGGGGGGTCTTCGCTAGGTATAGGTGAGTCTGTATTTTGTTGGGATTGTTTGAGTGGAATAGTATGTAAAGTGCACAGGTGAGGCTCATTCTGGCTTTCGGGGTATACCCCTACCGTAGGGTCGCCAGATGCCAAAATAGCATCATCGCCCGAATCGCTAGCATTTGCGCCATTTTCATCGCCAATCAGATCACGCAACAGATCATTCGCATCTATATCAACGTCAGTGGCATCACTAGCAATCGTGCGCAATTGATCCATTATCGTATTGCGGATATCGGCACTTGGCTGGGTATAGGTTATCTCCTTGCGATCCACAAACATACCGATCTCCGATATGCTTCCCAGCACTTTTGCACTACTTATCTTATGCGCTGGCGATGATTCGCTATCGATCAGCACTTGGACTAGCGATTGCACGACTAATGCTCTGATATTGGCTGCAGATTGGTATTTCTGGCTTTCGATCGCCAGTTGATATGCCTCGATCTCTGCTTTGATTCTGCTGTCAGCCTTTAATCGGCTGGCATTATCGCCGATGGTTTTCGGTTTTCCTGTTGCGTTATAACTTTTCCGATAGGCATCTGCACCCGTCTCACCTAATGCCACATTCTCAGCAAACTTGCGCATCTTAGGCGATAACTCTGATTTCCTAGTCATCAGCACTCTGCTGATACCTTGCTGGTCTATTGCTGTCTTTATCTGTTTTCTTGATGGTGCTTTCATGCTGATTACCTGCTGGCTGGCTTATTCATTCGGGCGATCATACCGGAACACATACAGAAAATCTATATTGATTCTTTAAAATCATTAGTTTCAGACTATTGCGCTGGGTATCTCAGCAAACTATTTAAGGCATGCAATACAAATATGCTTGCAATATATTTTATCGATTGCTACATTTGAGGAATATGCAATTTCGCATATATAAAGGAGATCACTATGCAAACGCAAACAGTGGAAAAAATCAAGAATGGCGAGTATGTACGCCGATCAGAATCAACCCAAAAAACCTATATTCGCGATGGATATGACGCCAGTACCCAGCGATATACATTGACAGATTGTGACGATATCAATCGCACCATCACTGTTAAAAAGGGCACTTCGTTATTTATTGGCTTTACTTATTAATAGGAGATCATCATGACTAAATTTGAGACTAAAGAAGTAATGAAAGCCATTACGTATGGATCGACCATTGGTGCTGACTATACAGCGCGTGCGTTATCCGCTTTACATCGTGCGGCACGAACAAATAAAAGCAAAGATGAAATTCTGGACGCTGCAGCAAAGGCTGGCGTAATTAGTCATCCTGAATTCATTATCTGAGGATTGATACCTGCCAGCGCATTCGATGAGTGTGCTGGCGGATTATCAATTCCGATAATCGATCAAAGGAGATCACAATGAAAGTATCAACATTACTCGCCATTGCATCGATGGCATTTTCCGCTTATTCGCTGTTTTTTGTATTTCATGGACAGTTTTTCTATGCGTCCAGCGCGATTGCGTGCGCGCTGTTTCTTGAAATCATTGCTTATATCGAGGCGTGATCATGCAAATAACTGTCCGAATTACCAGCGTTTACGGTAGTCAAACTGTATATCCGGTATGCGATACCGCACTGCTGCTGGCGAAATTGGCTGGCTTTAAAACTCTACCAGCGCACACAATTGAAACCATCAAAGCACTTGGTTACTCGATCAACGTCCAGCCTGAAACCATTTGAGGATTATTAAAATGACAAATACGAAAATCACATTCGCCATTTTGCTGGCGATCGTCACTGCATTCTGTTTTTGTTTGATTGGTGCATCTGTTGCGATGATCGCGCTGAATCATATATCGATGAAATTAGGCATCGCGCTGGCTGTTTTTTCTCTTTTAACCGGCTGGCTTTCATTTGATTCGATAGTCGATATAACGATTGGAGATAAAAATGGCGTCTGATTGCGGAAAAACTAGATTGGACTGGATGGATACGCTGGCGCAAATTTTATGGCATCGCCCATCATCCGATCATAAATGGCATTTAAGAGAACAAGATCGATCCAGCATGCACCCAGCAGTGCGCGAAGCAGTGCTGTTGTCATCGCCAGTTGATTGGCATCGGCTGGTTTTAGAATGGCCTCACGTATCAACCAGCGATCCATCAAGGCTGGCTTATACGCGATCGGTGCAACATGGCATCGATAATCGCCAGACTGTCACTGGGATTAATAAGTATCTGGCTGCAAATTTTCCACAATTGCAATCGCATATCGTGCGCGATATATGCGGAAAATTCGGATCGCATGCGTTTCGGATTAGTTGGAATATGGACGAAATGCTGGAATTACTCGCGCAATCGCCTCGATCGTGCATGAAATGGGATCGCTGGACTGCTGGCGAATGGCATCCTTATCAGTGCTATGCACCGGAATTCGGATGGGGTTTGGCTGTTAGATTGGAAAATAATGAAGTAATGGCTCGCGCACTGGTAAATAAAACGAATATGTCATTCGTGCGATCATTCGGTGCTATTGAAAACGATCGCGGGCATTCTCAAAATGATAATGCGCTGAATTCATACCTGCAATCGATCGGATATGAATATGCGAATGGCTGGGATGGTTTAAGACTTGCCAAAATAGATCATCCGAATGGCGGATGGACAGCACCATATCTGGACGGCGATACCCAGCGAGTAGATTCTCGAAATGGGTATTTTTTAATTTCCGATAATGGCGAATATGAATGCGTTCGGCAGGATGGATCAATCGAAAACGATGAAGATCGAGCATCGTGCGAATGCTGCAGCGATTACATTAATTTAAATTCTGGAAATCATGCTTGGGCAGGAATTCACGAAGATTATTTAATATGCGAGGATTGCTGCGAATCTAGTTATGTTCGTGCGTATGGTGCGGATCGAAATGAATATATAACTCATGTAGACAATTGCACCGAAATCGATGGCGAATGGTATGTTGATCGTTATTTTTCTGACAATGATATCGTTTATGCTGTAGATATCGAGGAACATTGCAAATTAGATGATTGTATTTATCTGGATAATCGGGATGAATATGTATCCAGCGATTGCTCTTATGCTGTTTATTGCGAATCGTCTGGCAATCATGAGCATAAAAACGATTGTGTCATCGATGACGATGGCGAATATATATTAATCGATGATCAATCAAGCGAGGCTGCAGCATGAAAAAATCAATATTGCATTTAGTTCTTGATAAGGCACTATCAACAAAGAGGCCGCATGATACCCAGCAAACGCGAGATTTTACATTATGGCTATGGGACAATTTGCCAGCGCACTTGCGCGATGATGCAATGGTCGATCTGGCTGGTAATTTGCATGTAGATTCGCGCACAGATATCAATCAAGCCACATTATTTGTTGCTCACGTTGATACTGTCCATAAAACTGTCGGAAAAAACCGAATCAGGAAAACTCGATCGCACTGGTTCGCCGATGGTGACGTTTTAGGTGCAGATGATGGTGCTGGTGTTGCTATGCTCATGCACTTAATACATTCAGGCATTCCAGCCTATTACATATTTACGCAAGGCGAGGAAAAAGGCGGAATTGGTGCAAAGCATTTGACAGATGATCATGCGGAATTATTGGCACAATTCGATCGCGCCATTGCATTCGATCGGCGAGGCATCGATTCGATCATTACGCATCAAGGATGGGGTCGCTGCTGTAGTGATCAATTCGGATCGGCATTATGCGATGCCATTGGCGAAATCGATTTCGATCTTATGCACTTAAATGATGACAGCGGTATCTATACCGATACTGCAGAATTCGTTGATATCATCCCAGAATGCACGAACATATCCATCGGATATGATAAAGAGCATACCCAAAATGAATCACTGAACATCGTTTATTTCAATCGGCTGGCGATCGCATGCACTGAAATTCGCTGGGATGATCTGCCAGTAGTGCGCGATCCTGCTATTCGTGAATCGCTGGCATTCGATGGATTCTGGCAGGATGATCTTGATTCTAATGAATTCTACAATGCACTATTAGATGCCCGATATGGGCATCATCGCCCATTAGTTGATTTAGTTTCGCAATATGTGCATCCAGATGATCCGATCTTAATGGCGAGGCATCTAAACCCATATCAGGTTAATTTGCGCACCATCGATCAAATGCTGGATGATATCGATTCGATGGTTGATACAGATATTGAAAGCCACATTTATCGCCTCGCCGATGACATGTATTCGCATTCTTGACTAGACAAAAACCCAGCACTTGATCGGTGCTGGGTTTTTTTACGTCTATACAATCCGCACCATTCCAGCCATTTTGATTTCAATTTGACAATGTGTGTTGTCATCCTGGCAAGGATGGGATATGGATATTAAAAAAATGCTATAGGTGAGTCCAGAACAATTCGGGCTGAAAATTTTAGTTGATTATTTTATAGGTGAGTTTTATCATGCAATACATAGGATTCTACAATCCTATTACTTTTAGGGGAGTGTAATGAATTTCGATCTGAACACTAAGGATGGATTAAATAATTCGGTTATCTGGACGCAGAGAATGTTCAGCATGATCAAGGATGGCGGTACATGGGCGATCCCGCGCAGTGGTGCAATCGTGCGCGTAGATCATTCAAACAATACAGCGCATATCACACTGGCTGGATTCCCTGAGCCTGATGTAGAAAAAGTTATCAAGGCAATGGGTTGGAATGTAGTTTACAAATAGGAGATCAGACGATGACAAGAGAATTAACAGCAGATGAAAAAGCATTTGCTCGCGCTGTAGATAGTAATGGCGGCTTTCCAGATGAAGCGGTCATTGCGTTTTTATTATCAGAAGATGATGATGAATTTTATGATGGAGAGCATGGTGACTACTATTCGTCTCTTCAAGATATGAGTAATGTATTTTGGTCAGCACTTAAGTACGCAAGGGAGAATAAGCAATGATACTTAGAGCGAACGACGAAGAAACATGGATGGAAACCATTTGGGATGCGTTGTTTAAATACCGCGATAACTGCATACCTGAAGGAGATGCAGACTACGATGCCGAATGGAGCGATATATGCACCGCTATGGCATGGTTACAAGAAGAACTTGAAGTCACTGACAACTAGGAGATCAGACGATGACACATTTACCAGATGAAGCGTCAATTAGTTTACATTTTACTGACATTCAAGCGATTGACGATAGCCTGAGCAATGACGATGCGCGGCAGGTTTTGCAATTGATGATGCGTAGGGAAGATTGGTTTGATTCGGAAACTATTTACTCATGGATTCAATACTTTAAAGCAATATAGGAGATCAGACGATGAAAACAAACGAACTTACAGGCGCAGCACTTGATTGGGCAGTTGCTAAGTGTGAGATATATCCGATGGGCATTTGGTATGACGAGGACGAATTGCCGATGGTGCGTGAGGATGAAACCTCAGAATACAAACCATCAACGGACTGGACACAAGGCGGCGCAATTATTGAGAGCGAAATTATAGGATTGGATTATGACGCTGCCGAGGGTTGGCAAGCGCGTGATTTTGATACTCAGCAAATTACCGCGACAGGAAGAACACCGCTTGAAGCAGCGATGCGCTGTTATGTGGCAAGCAAACTAGGTGACGAGATAGAAGTGCCGGAAGAACTGCTAGACTTAGCCCATGAATAACCACCCAGCAATGTTCTCTTTCCACATTCTTGAAGATGAGGATGGGAACATTCGCGTTATATCTGATTGGAGTGGTAAAGGTGAGCGATGCCTGAGTCTAGGAATAGAGATCATGCAATCGCTCGCCGCCATCCAGCCCTTTACTGGGGGCGCGCTATCACTTGAAGCTCACCGCTCTGACGTAGAGCATTGAAG